ATACAGTCCGAGAGTTTCTAGAGACTGCATGGGGTCCAATTATCTGGAAAGGTCAAGGTATCCATGAACGAGGTGAAGATGTCAACGGTCGAGTGATTGTTAAAGTGAATCCTGAATTTTACCGTCCTGCCGAAGTTGAACTCTTGATTGGGAATCCTAAAAAAGCATGGTGTCAACTTGGATGGAAAGCAACCACTACGTTTTCTGAGTTGGTTACGCGTATGGTTAAACACGACGCAAAATAGTAAGACCGTTGTTATTAGTTAGACGTAATTCGATCTTCCATTCTGAGTGTTGGTTTAAAAACTCTTCAACTGCAGGCCATAGACCCTTGCGAATTTCGTGTACTGGTATTCCAGACTCACGACTTTGCTTTACGGCATCCCATCCAACACGAACTGTCTCTCCAAGCCACTCATCTACTGTAGTATCATGAAGAATGATAAACTTATTCACAGATGTATTCCATCGAGCAAGTTCCCTCTTGAGATGTCCATAAATATGCCATGTATCAATGAATAATAAATCAGTTTGAACCAAAGGACAATCAAGATCACTTTGTTCTACAAATGAAGCATTAATGCCATTATCACGGCATAAGTTTAAGAAGGGTTCGATCTGACTAGACTTCTTTGGATCCACCATCAAATACTGATTATTAGGTGTATCAACAAGACCGTATGCGAATGCATAGGAACTTACAACATCACGAACACCACATTCTACCACCGACGAGCACTTCTTTGTATAGTCAAGAAGTACTGGGAGGTGCTCATTAATATCAGATGGCGTCATAGAAGTTTTTAAATACAATGATGCTAAAGACATTTGAGTATAATCTTCAATATTTTTATAAGTTTTAAACACAATGCCTATTTGGGTAGTGATTATTGCTTTTAATAATCCAACCTATGTTAGCGATATGGTAAATCAGTTGCTGAAGTATACGAACAACATTATCATAGTAGATAACTGTAGTACTTATCCAAAAATGATAAAATATCTAAAAACCATTGAGAAGTATGTAAAGGTCTTTCGAATGGATAAAAACTATGGACATACTGTTCATACACACCATATTGTACAGTCCTTCATTGATAGTGACATATACTGTGTGACAGATCCTGATCTCAGATTTAACACTAAACTACCGGCAAATTTTATTGAGACCCTTGCTGAACTTACAGAGATACATAATGCTGAACGTGTCGGGTTTGCACTTGATATCACAACTGATATTCGCGATGATATTCGCTATCAAGGGAAACTGATAAAGGAGTGGGAAAGTAACTTTTGGAATGATAAAATTGAACACCCTTCACTGGTATTGTATAGAGCTGCAGTTGATACAACATTCTGTTTGATTAACAAGAAATATACAAGTGAAGACCCTACTCATATCCGTGTTGCAGGCGACTTTACATGTGTTCATCGTCCTTGGCTCACATATTCAAAAACAGAAGTACCTGAAGAGGAATTGAACTATTACATGGAACATGCAACATGTTCATGTTGGGTAAAAATAAACACATGATATCTTAATGAAAAACTTTTTAATAACAGGTGGTGCTGGTATGATAGGTTCAAACTTGGCACAAAGGTTATTAACGACTGGTAATGTCTTCATAGTTGACAATCTATGGAGAGGTAAACGCGAAGATGTTTCTTTTATTGAAGACAGTAGGTTCTATCAAAGAGATCTTCTTATACCAGGTCAATTAGACGATATTTTGAAAGAGAATAAAATAGATGTTGTAATTCACCTTGCAGATATTGTTGCAGGAATTGGGTTTGTAATGAAAAATCAAGGCATGATCTATCACAACAACACACTAATCAATACTAATGTATTTCACTCTATACGAAACTCTACTGTTAAGCAACTCATAAACATTGGTACAGCATGCAGTTTCCCAAAACATATACAGAACTCAATTAGTTCTCAGTTGAAAGAATCGGAGTTATATCCAGCAGATCCCGAGAGCGCTTACGGATGGAGTAAACTCATGGGTTGTTATGAAGCAGAACTTCTTTCAAAGGAGACAGATATAATTGTAACAAACTTGTTATTTCACAACGTATATGGAAGTCCATGTGATTTTGGGGAAAGGTCACAAGTCCTTCCATCTCTAATCTACAAGGTTATACGAGGAGACACTTCACTGGAAGTATGGGGAACCGGAAACCAAGGACGAGCATTTCTACACGTAGATGATGCAGTTGAATCAATCGTTCTTGCGATAGAAAAGAGGGTATCCGATACGATACAAATTGGACCTGATACATGTACAACAATTCGAGAAGCAGCAGAGATGATTCTAATGATTAGTGGTAATAAAGTTCCTATCTTATACGACACTACAAAACCAGAAGGGGATATGGGTAGATGTGCCGACTATTCTAAAGCAAAGATGATATTGAACTGGTCTCCAAAGGTTTCAATGGTAGAAGGTTTAACTCGTTTGTATTCATGGATATTTTTAAGAAATAAAGTTAAATGATTTCAATTGTTCTACCAACAAGAAAACGTCCTACTGCACTTACTGAGATGGTAGAGACTGCACTTTCTACTGCAGATGACACTACCCAAGTTGAATTTTGTATATATGTTGATGAAGATGACACAGAAACAAAGGAATGCGTCGGTGTCATGTCAGATAAGGGGATTTCAATAAAACACACCACATCTCCAACTTCTTTAAACTTGAGTCAGATGTGGAATTACGCATATGAACACATTGCAACAGGAGATATCATTATGTTATGTGCAGATGACATACGATTTAGAAGCAAGAGTTGGGATACCCGTGTTCGCCAGACAATTGATAAATATGAAGACAAGATAGTTCTCGTCTACGGAGATGACTTAATTCATGGTTCAAATTTATCAACACATCCATTTGTTCATCGTAAGTGGATCGAGACGAGTGGATTTTGGCTCCCTCCATATTTTGTAAGCGACTTTGTTGATTTATGGTTAAATGATGTTTCAAGAGATTTAGGTAGACGTGTTTTCCTACCCGATGTTATCACAGAACATCTTCATCATACAGTTGGTAAAGCTAGTATAGATGAGACTACAACTGCACGATTAGAAAGGCATAAACAGTCCAATCCTCAAAGTATTTTTGCCAGAACATTAGGAGAAAGAAATGCTCATTTCATGAGACTTCTCGCGGTCATAAATAAATAATTTTATAGATTTTAAAATACAATGCCTGTTTACCCGATTTCATTTTCGATACCTGCTTCAAAGATCAGGACAACTGTTCCAGAAAAAACAAAAAACATGGCATCGCTTATTCCAGGAGACTTATCAACATATACATTTACAGATGAGAAATCATACTATGAAGAGTATGCAAAAAGTGTCTTTGGAAAAACATGGAGAAAAGGAGGGTGGGATTGTATGAGACATTATGAAATTCTTGCAAACGGGTGTATACCTTGGTTTGAAGGACTTGAGAATTGTCCTGAAAATACAATGACTCATTTTCCTAAGAAACTTGTGAAGGAGGCAATGGCATCATCTGATCCAGAGTCATTCATACCACAACTTCTTGAATATACGAGGACACATCTGACAACGAAAGCAATGGCACAATATATTTTGAATACAGTTGGTTGTCCATCTCCAAAACGTGTTCTGTTTATTTCATCAGATCCATCCCCAGATTATCTACGATGTTTAATATTTTCAGGTATGAAAGAATTACTTGGAAAAAACTGTAGTGAGTCTCCTTATATTCCATATATTTATGATGACTATGGTTCAACTGATAAGTTATATGGTAAAGGATTCAGTTACACACGATCTGTTTCTGCAGATTTTAAAACAAATTCTGTTCATATTGATGAACTAAGAACCCATGCATTTGATTTTATAGTTTATGGAAGTATACATAGAGGAATGCCTTATTATGATGAGATAATGAAAGTCTACAAACCAAGTGAAGTAATTCTATTATGTGGAGAGGACATACATGCTGATAAAAACTGTTTTGGTCTTGAATTTGCAAAGAAGGGTCATCCAGTCTTTATTCGTGAATTACCTTGATTATTCAGAACTAACTTTCCTAATTGAGTATTGATATCCTTTAAAAACATCTACATAGTGTCCCTTATATGTATTCAAAAATGAATCAACTCCGAGTTTTGGTGCATCTTCTGGTTTTGGATATCTAGGATCTTGCCATAAGTAATCGTCAAATATTAAGATACCTCCAAATTTTAGAAGACGGAATGCGAGAACGGCATCTTCTAGAACGGATGCAGCGCGATGATCTCCATCAATGTAAATGAAGTCAAATTTTTGATTAAGTTGTTTCAATACATCATGACTGTATCCTTTAATAATTTGAACATTCGAGTATGGACTAAGATTGGATACACAACGTTCATATAACTCATGTTTATGAGAATCTGAATGTTCCATTGAACCTTCAAAGGTATCGACACATGTCAGATGTGAGTTTGGATGTGTAAGAATATTCTCAAGAAGCCAAATTGCAGATTGTCCTTCAAATGAACCTATTTCTAGACCAACAACTTCTCGATCTTTGAACTCTTTCAAGATTTCAGTCCAATGTTCTCCAGCTCCACCCCATCCAACTGTAAATGTAGGCATTGTTATTGAAAGTGATTATTTAAAACAAATCTAAACCAAGTCTGGTCTAAATTTGTTTTCTTTTGTTTTGTTGTTTAGTTGCTGTATGCCAAGCCGCCCATGCCTGACATCACTCGCAACACGTTGTAGTTAACTGCATACACTCGGACCTGAGCAGTTCGTCCAGATCGCACTGTGTTGACTGACACCGTGAGTTGGAGGGTTGCCTTGTCGATACGGGAGAAGTTGCAGGTGCCTGATGGCTGGTGCTCCTCGGGTTTGAGTGCGAAGGAATACACGTTGATACCCTGAGCAGGTGTTCGGGTGTGGTGCTGGAATGGTTGCACACGGGAGAAGTATCGTCCCTCACGCTCAGTGAATCGGTCTTGGCCGTTGAGTTGGAGCTTGGCAACTTCAACTGGGTTCTTACCTTCGCACTTGACTCCGGAGTCGAGGATAACCTTAGCGAGGAGGTAGTTGGTTGTGTCCTCGAAGACAATTGCTTGGTCGTTACCTCCATCGCCAATTTGAGAATCCAACCATGATGCGCCGTTGAGCGATGGACCAACTCCAGGGATTCCCAAACCTGGAAGGTAAGGACCTGAAGGACCATCGTTAAGTGTTGTAGGAACACTTGTTCTGGGACCACCTGAAGCCAATGAACCACGGGCAAGCACATCCATCACGATGCCCTCTGTGCTGAAGTCATCAGTGTAGTTGAATGGTTGGCATCCGTTGACCTCTTGGA